CCAGTCCCTAGACCTGATGACGATGAAATCTATCGTTGGTCGGGTGGGGATAACAATTGGAGAGAAGAACCTGAATATCCAAGTGACGGCGCGACATACACATTTGATTTTACTCAATGGATTTGGGTTGAGCTGCCGGAGGGCAAGACTTGGAAAGACGTTATGACTTACCCTGAGTGGCACTTCTTCAATAAAGTCACCAATTTTCCGCCACCCCATGATTAGTAAATTTATAGGGTTGAGCGGAATGATAAGAGCTGGTGCTACCTTATTATCCTCAATTCTAGATCAGAACCCCGCTATTCATGCAGAAGGTAATAGCGCAGTTTGTCAGTTGATGTGGGATATGCAGCAGTCTTGTTATGGAGCAGCCAATGAACAGCTTAATGGGGCTTATAGACTTCACACAACGGATGATCTGGTGGCCTCTATCCCCAATGTATATTACAAAGACATATCGGCCTCTATAGTTATGGATAAGTGTAGGACATGGACGCTCCACGCCAATATGGAGATGCTGAAACGATATTTTAAAAACCCCCCGAAAGTTATAGTTTTAGAAAGGCCAATTATTGACGTAATTAAGTCCTTAGTGGCGCAGAAACAGCGAAGCGGTAACAGCACTTTCGAGATGCTGGAAAATTTTACAAAAGGGATTGATAAATGGCTAATACCGCCGTTAACCGGACTTAACTGGGCTAGACAGAATAACAACGGTGAGTTCTTGTTTATTAAATATGATGATTTAGTGGACAACCCTCAAGATGTTTTAGATTCCATTTATAGCTTTTGTGGGATAAAACCATTTAAGCATGACCTAACAAGCATAAAGAATAACCATCCCGACAATGACGAATTCTTTTATAAAAATGCAGGGTTACACGATGTTCGACCAACAATTAGTCGTCGTAAGATTGATGTTGAACTTTCGGATGATGTTATTCAAAGATGCGCCGTGTTGCAACAATTAGCACTGGAAAACAGTAATTTGCATTTGCGTCTATAGGCCGAAAGATGAATTTTGAAGGGAATTTTAAGGTTCTACAAGAAAACGCTGATGTGGCGGCTTTGGCAGATTTCTGTAATGGGATAACTGCCGAACAATGGGATGTATGGGACTATCGACAGAATACATTTGGCGCACATAGGGACACAAAAACATTTCCTCTTGTCTGGAGTAGTTTAGACTCTATTACCCTACCTACTGTCTTAATGAATGTTGATTCTTTAGCCGCGAAATTAGTGCAGCCATTTATTGCATTCCTTGAGAATCTTTATAGCGGGATTGTGTACAAGGCGATGCTCACACTATTACCTGATGGGGGCAAAATTATTCCTCATGCAGATAGGGGAGTAGGTCTTTTAACTATCCACAGGTGTCACCTCGTAGTAACCGCAGAAACTGGAACTGACTTTATGGTGGGTGATGTAAATAAGTATTTTGCTCCCGGCACTTTGTTTGAGTTTAACAATTCCCGTGTGCATTCTGTAACAAATAATTCGGAGGCAGATAGAGTTCATTTAATAATAGATATTCTACCAATGGCACTTAGCTGATGACTATACCTTCTAGTGTTAGGTCTTCCCCCTTCTCCCGCGTGTTAAGAGCCTCTCGCACGGAGAGGATAGCTACGTGTAAGGAATGCCCCCGATATATTAAGGCTGTTAAGATGTGTAAAGAATGTGGATGTTTTATACCAGCTAAAACTTGGTTTAAAGGGCAAAGCTGCCCCCTTGGTAAATGGAAAGAAATTGTATCTGACTAATGAATGGTATTTTTTTACTGAGGCGCTAAACAAAGAAACTTGCAACCGAATAATAAAATTAGGAGACAAGGGATTTAAAAAGGGAGTCTTAGAAAAAGATACAGAAATTACAGCCAAAGAAAGAATAGAGGGTAAAAAATATGAGTTCGAGTTAGATAAAAAAAAGAGAACAAGTGATATTGCGTGGGTAGAGGATCAATGGCTATACGATTTAATATGGCCCTACATGGTCACAGCAAACGAACAAGCGGGTTGGAAATATGACATCAAAGCCGCTGAAACAATCCAGATAACTCGTTACAAAAAAGGCGGCTTCTACGGATTTCACAAGGACGGAAGAAGTGACAATTTATCTGCTTATAATCGGCCCGACCATTCTTTCCTACACGGAAATGTTAGAAAATTGAGCATGAGTATCCTCTTAAATGATGATTACGAAGGAGGGGATTTTGAGTTCACCACGTTAAACCCAGAAGGGAAAAGCGTAATGAAAGCATCCGATTTGTATAAGGCAGGTTCTATTATAGTGTTTCCTTCTTTTATGATGCACGGAGTTAAACCAATAACTAGAGGAGTTAGAGACTCACTTGTTGCATGGTTTATAGGGCCACCGTTTAAATGACTAATAGACAACCCTCAATGCGCTCGGATTTACAGGATGTTCTTATCACTGTTGCGCGTATTGATGAGCGTATTGTGACGATTTTTAACCGTCAGGAAGTTATCGAAGGGCGAGTAAATTCGATGGATAAAAAAATCCAACTGATTTCGCCAGCCGTTAAATTCGGGGAGCGGGTTTTTTGGATTTTATTGGTTGTGACTGTAGGAGCGTTTTTCAACTTACAATGAAACTAGACTGGATATTACTGGATATGGCGTGTCGTTATTCAAAGAAGGCTTATGATGACGATATTCCCGATTCGATTAAAATTGAATCGAAACTCACTTCCACAACAGCCTTTATCATAAAACTCCGCACGATAGATATTGTTTGTTTTCGCGGCACTCAAAGTTTGCATGACTGGTTATTTAACCTGAGTGCAGTGCCTGTACCTTATGCCGGAAGGCTCTGCCACGGTGGTTTCGTTGCTGCCCATCTCTCAGTCTGGAGCAAAATAAAGAAGCACCTTCACCCCAAGAAGAGAACCCTTTTCTGCGGTCATAGTCTGGGTGGCGCACTTGCTGAGTTGTCAGTAGCAAAGTTAAGCGGGAAACACCCCAATCTAAACCTAGTCGCGTTTGGTAAGCCTAATGTCTTTTTTAAGGGGTTCAAGCGACCTATGGAACTGGATAATCAGATATCCTGTGTACGCGGGTCTGACTTAATTGCAACCATTCCTAGATTTTTTTATGGGCCAAGCAAGAGTCAGACGATGTTGTATTTTGCGAATTCGGGTAAGGACTACATTGACCCTGCCAAAGCGTTTCGCAAGAAAGACAGGAGGGTTGCCGGGGCGATGTCAGATCATTTAATGGGCGGCTATACTGAGCGCTTGGAGGTGTTTTTGCAGGCGGAGGATATTGACGCAATGATTACTAAGGAAGAAGCTAAAGAGTTAAATAAATTATTAGATGAGGTAGAGGATGCCAATGGCTAGAATATTGTTGATTATGATGCCCCTCCTTGTTGGTTGTTCACAAATTGAAGCCCTCGCGGTGACGGAGGGTGACAATGCGTTCGCCTGTTTAAAGGGGGAGTCCTCTGCCACAGCAGGGGTATTCGGTGGCAGTGTCAGTGGGATTACCGTAGAAGTCCCCGCAACTGTGGATACATCCCAATGGACGGCTCAGGATTGGGCCACTTTGGCAGAAGTTTGTGACTGAAAATGTCGAAATTTCTGGCTCTGTTTGTAGGCATCGGGATAAGTTTGTACCCGGTGTTCCTGCATTCTTCTTTAATTGAGATAATAATGGACGAAAACAGTATGGAAAAACTGATTTCCACGCTTAAACGGCATGAAGGGGTTAAAACCCACGCTTACCGTGACAGCCTCGGTATCCTTACTATTGGCTGCGGGAGAAATATCAATAACAGTTCAAAGGATAAGGGCATCGGAATCAGCATTGATGAAATTGAATATATGCTTCAGAACGACATTGAGCGCACCATTAAAGAGCTAAGTCAGGAATATGTTTGGTTTAATGACATGGAGGAAGGCGCTAGGCGTGACGGGATCATTAATATGCACTTTAATCTTGGCAGGTTCCGGTTTGCCGGATTTAAGAAGGCGATTGCCCATATGGAGAGTGGCTCCTATGATGCCGCTGCCACGGAATTTCTGGATAGTCGCTGGGCCAAGCAGGTTAAGGGTCGGGCCTTAGAGGTTACTGATATGATTAAAAGTGGGACATACATAGGATAACTATGCCGGTTAAAAAATTACAATTTAAACCCGGAGTAAATCGGGAAACTACCCGTTATGCTGCTGAAGGACAGTGGTATGACACCGAGAAAGTACGATTCAGACGGGGATTTCCTCAAAAAATAGGGGGCTGGGAACAGCTTTCTTCTTCTACTTTCTTGGGGATATGCCGTTCTCTCCATAACTGGGCGACACTAGGATTACAAAATCTTGTTTCTGTAGGTACGCATCTCAAATATTATTTGGAAAAAGGGGGCGCTTATTATGATATTACCCCTATTAGAGAAACTACAGCAGCGGGCGACGTTACTTTTGCCGCTGTCAATGGGGATGCCACTATAACTGTAACTGATGCGTCTAATGGGTCTATCCAGAATGACTTTGTGACTTTTTCGGGCGCGGCTTCTCTAGGTGGCAATATTATTGCGGCGGTACTTAATCAGGAATATCAGATAGCTACCCGTATAAATGACAACTCCTACACGATAGAAGCTAAAGACACTTCTGGTGTTACGGTATTAGCTAATAGTTCTGATACAGGTAATGGCGGGGGGAGTACGGTAGGTGCTTATCAAATAAATACTGGTAATGAATTAGAAGTGCCTTTCACTGGGTGGGGCGCTGGTACATGGAGTCTGGGTACATGGGGTACTGGAGGTACTACAGTGGCAGGGATGCGGTTGTGGAGTCAGTCTAATTTTGGTGAAGATTTATTCTTTTTACCTAGAAATGGAGCTTTATATTACTGGGACGCAAGCGGGGGTATAAATACCAGAGGAGTGTTAGTAAGTTCTTTAGGTGGTGCAGCACAGGTTCCTACTGTGGCTAATATGGCCTTTGTTTCTGATATTTTTAGGTTTGCCTTCTGTTTTGGAGTTAATGCAGTAGGGAGTTCTACACTTGATCCCATGCTTATCAGATGGTCGCACCAAGAAGATATAAGCGACTGGAACCCCACTGCTATCAATCAAGCTGGTAGTTTAAGTCTTTCTGAAGGGACTGAAATAATCCAAGCTATCCAAGCACGGCAAGAAATCTTGGTTTGGACAGATGCAGCGGTGTACGGTTTTCAATATCTAGGCGCACCAGAGGTATGGGGCGGAACCTTGTTAGGTTCTAATACTACGATTGCCAGTCCAAATGCGGCGATATACTCTAATAATATTGCTTACTGGATGGGTAAGAATAAGTTTTATTTCTACGACGGTACGGTTAAAACGCTGCCTTGCGAAGTGCGTTGCCATGTATTTGATGATTTTAATATAGAGCAGTATGACCAAATTGTTTGTGGTTCCAATGAGGAATTCGATGAAATATGGTGGTTTTATTGTTCTAGCAGTGCTACTCAGAATGACCGGTATGTTGTATATAATTATGTAGATAATGTCTGGTATTACGGTAGTTTAGCTCGATCAGCGTGGATGGATTCCGACCTTCGTGTACATCCTTTAGCAGCTACCTTTAACAACAAGTTAGTGAGTCATGAAAAAGGTGTAGATGATAACGAAACAGGTACACCCGCAGCCATCACTGCAAGTATCACTTCTGCCCAGTTTGATCTGGATGACGGTGATCGTTTCATGTTGGTCAATCGTATGCTGCCTGACATGACATTTGAGGGGTCTACGGTAGAATCGCCAGCCGCTACTTTAACTTTAAATCCTTTAGAAAACTCAGGTTCCGGGCGTTATAATCCTGCTTCAGTAGGGGGTAACAGTACTGCTACGGTTACTAGAACAGCCACAGCGCCTATAGAGGCGTATACCGGGGAAGTGTTTATTCGTGTACGGGGACGACAAATGTCGTTCAAAATTGAATCTACAGCTACAGGAGTAACGTGGAAGCTGGGCGCAACTAGAATGGATATGCGTCCTGACGGCAGGAGAGGGTAGTGCCTAAAGACCTGATAAACAAGGTCACTAATCCAGCGCTCCCTATAACCCCGAAGGGAACAGTTTTAAGTGGTTATCTGGATGACCTGAATAACATATTGCGTTTGTTTTTCAATGGTTTAGCAAATACTGTAAATCTGTTGACCGGGGATTACGGGGGAAGGTTTTTAAGTGTACCGAATGGGAAGTTTTATTCTACGGTAGATCAAAGTGCAGGGTTAACGGGCACTGCATATGCCATACAGTTTGAAAACACGTATCTTGGTGAAGCCATGAGCGTAGCGTCTAACACCCGAATAACCCCAACGTATTCAGGGGTTTACAACTTTGAAGTATCTGCCCAGTTAACCAGTAGTTCAGCAGGGGCAAAGACGGTTGATATTTGGGTAAAAAGAAGTGGTACAGATGTAACGAATACTGCCAAGCAGCACGTTTTATCAGGCTCTGGTAGCATCGACGCATTTAATTATAATTTTACGATAGACGTACAGGAAGGGCAGTACATAGAGATTATGTGGGCAACTACTGATACTAATGTAAGCCTTAACCATCAGGCGGCTTCCAGCCCCAGACCTGTTGTACCTTCTGCTATTGCCAGTGTATTTTTAGTTTCAGCACTGCCGGAGACACTACCTTAAATGTCAGACCACGATATAAAATCGGGTAGCTTTGGCGGCCTTGGCCTCGGTGCAGCAGTAGAGGCATACAATATGTTGGCGGCTGCGGATGCCGGTAATCAATTGGATAATCGTTCTTCTGGAGCCAAAAAATGGCCCAATGAAACACCAATTAGCTATGAAGAATGGTTAAACATTGTACAAACGGCACAAGATTATAAAGTTGAATACTATAGAGCAGTTCAAGAGTATGGGAGATACTCGGTGGAAGCATCCACAGCGAAAACTAGCTATGAAATGTATGAAGATGAGGCATATAAGTATGGCGAGATAGGAGAAGGGACGAAAGGCCGCAGATATGGATATGACTTAGATAACGAATATGGGGGGTGGCCTACCAGTATAACGCGGGCTGAAGATATTTTTCAACCAGACGACCTCACGATATATGACGACGCAAAAAAAGGATGGGTGCTTGGGCCGGGGTTTATACGACATAACGTGATCCTCGATGATGCTCCAAGCGATGAAGAAACAGCTATTTATGCTGGGCATACAAAGGGGAGACAGGGAACATATGGAACAGACTATGGTTATACGACTGGCATTACAGCATTAGACGATCTTATAAAAACTCTTCTTGGGCAAAATCCGGGGGGATACGTAGCAGGAGCTATTGAAACAGTAGCACAAACTATTACTGACCTTACAGGTTTACCCATAGATGTAATAGCAGAGATTTTTAGCGGTTCGATTGGACAAACCGTACAAGCTGTAAAAGCAAAAATAGAAGCCGCTGTTAAGGCGATGGCAAAAGTATTTACAGGTGGTGATGGTACTACAACTACGACTGGAGGAGACGAAGCAACCGCAGGAGCAGCAGAAGCAACAACAGCAGCAGCCCAAGCTGGCGTGGGTGGCCCGTCGAGTTCAAATTGGCAAAATATATTGGGCGGCATATTAGCTGGCGCTGCCGGTATAGCAGGTGTTTCAGGATGGTTTGGGGATGACGACGATGACGACGATGACGACGATGACGCTCTCGTAGCCGGGACACTTGTTTTAGAGAAGCCTTCTGTAGAAGGTGTTTTGGCACCACAAGAACATGGAACTGTAGCCGTAGACGCGAAAGGGGGTGTAGGAGCTTTTGACGCGAAGGGGGGTGTAGGAGCTTTAGACGCGAAGGGGGGTGTAGGAGCTTTAGACGCGAAAGGAAGTGCAGGAGCATTAGACGCAAAAGGAGGTACAGGCGCTTTTGACGCGAAGGGAGGTGTAGGAGCATTAGACGCAAAGGGAGGTACAGGCGCTTTTGACGCGGAGGGAGGTACAGGCGCATTAGCAAATGCGTTTGCAGGTACAGGCGCTTTTGAGGCGGCGGGGGGTATAGGAGCTTTAGATGCAAACGCAGGTGTAGGAACATTAGATGTATCGGGAGGTACAGGGAGCGGTGCCGCACAGGGAGGTATAGGCGATGTAGATATACTCGGAAGTGCAGGAGCATTAGGCGCGGAGGGAGGTATAGGCGCTGCGGATATATTCGCAGGTTCAGGAGCTTTAACAAATGCGTTCGCAGGTCTAGGCGAGTTTAACGCGTATGGAAGTACAGGAACTTTAGCCAAAGGGGTTTTAGATGCAGATGTATTGGGGGCTTTAGACGCAGGAACTTTAGCTTGGACGGGGGTTTTAGGTGCAGATGTATCGGGGGCTTTAGACGCAGGAACTTTAGCCAAAGGGGTTTTAGATGCAGATGTATCGGGGGCTTTAGACGCAGGAACTTTAGCCAAAGGGGTTTTAGGTGCAGATGTATCGGGGGCTTTAGACGCAGGAACTTTAGCCAAAGGGGTTTTAGGTGCAGATGTATCGGGGGCTTTAGACGCAGGAACTTTAGATGCTCTCGGGTTGTTAAATATAAGTGGCGAGGGTGCATTTAACCCGGACGCTAAAGGAGTATTTGCACCGGGCGCTTCAGGAACACTTGCTACAGATACTTTAGGAACACTTGATTTTAGTGATGATACTTTATCTACTGGGACACTTGATACTTTAGGTTATTTACCCGCTCCTAGTTCCGGGTTCAGAGGGATAAGAGAAGAACCGGGGGACGTAGTAGATATTGATTACCTTTATGATATTGGTGGAGAAAGTATTTTTGCTCCTATGTTGTATGATGATGATGAAGACGAAAAAGAAAAAGGAGAAAGGTTATATGTATATCAAGAAGGAGGTACTGTGGCTAATCAAGATGCTGTAAGTGCGCTCATCAGACGGCCCGGTGAGTATGGAAGAAATTATTTTACTCCCGGTGAGTTTGTACCTACAGGCACTGCGCTTGGCGGTGCAGCATTAGATGCGAACCAAATACAAATCCCCGGATATACCTACCAGCGGGACTTACTCCCTGCGTTTGGTGGACCTGCTTTAACATCCACAGGAACCACAACAGGAGGAGTTGGAACCACAGCTCTGACAGGCACCATAAGTGGTGTAGGGACTGGAATCGGAACCGGAACCGGAACTCAAACTCAAGCCGGGGTACTTACTTCTGGCGATGCTGATACTACAGAAGGTTCAAGTTTTGTTAGCCCTATATATGATTATTTAGCAGGATTAGGCTTCGGGTCAACTCCACAAAGTATAACCCAAACACATGTACAAGATTTTTTAACTTCAGGTTTTACATTAGACGAACTAGCTAGTGCTTTACAAACAACGTCTTCTCAATTACAGACTATTGCTGATTATAGTCCCCCTGTTCAAACTCAAACGGCACTTCAAGAATATCTTTCGACGTTGGGTTACGGTACTGATCCTAAAACCATCACTAAAGAAGATGTTACTTCTTTTATGGGGCAAGAAGATTTTACTTTGGCTGATATAGCTGCTGGACTAAATGTAAGTGAAGATTTACTTAATCAAATTTATAGTTATACCCCCACTATTGCTACTTCTTTAACCCCCGTAGAAACCTATTTAATAGATCAAGGTTTTGGTGGTGACGGTAAAACCATAACTACGGCTGATATAACTGCGTTTGGAGAGTCAAATTTTACTTTGGCTGAGATAGCCGATGCTTTGAATCTGACTGTTGCTGATCTAAATGCAGTGACAGATAGTGCTTCTTCTTCAATTGGGTTAACGGATGTAGATACTTATTTAATAGATCAAGGTTTTGGTGGTGACGGTAAAACCATAACTACGGCTGATATAACTGCGTTTGGAGAGTCAAATTTTACTTTGGCTGAAATAGCCGACGCTTTGAATCTGACTGTTGCTGATCTAAATGCAGTAACAGCTAGTGCTTCTTCTTCAATTGGGTTAACGGATGTAGATACTTATTTAATAGATCAAGGTTTTGGTGGTGACGGTAGAACCATAACTACGGCTGATATAACTGCGTTTGGAGATTCGAATTTTACTTTGGAACAGATAGCCAGTGCTATGAATCTGACTGTTGCTGATCTAAATGCAGTGACAGATAGTGCTTCTTCTTCTTCAATTGGGTTAACGGATGTAGATACTTATTTAATAGATCAAGGTTTTGGTGGTGACGGTAGAACCATAACTACGGCTGATATAACTGCGTTTGGAGATTCGAATTTTACTTTGGCTGAGATAGCCGATGCTATGAATCTGACTGTTGATGACCTAAATGCAGTGACAGCTAGTACTTCTTCTTCAATTGGGTTATCGGCTGTAGATACTTATTTAATAGGTATGGACTTTGGCGGAGAAGGTAGAACCATAACTACGGCTGATATAACTGCGTTTGGAGAGTCA